GCGCAATGAGGGGCTGGACTGCGAAGTCTACGCCATGCACGCGGCTCGCGCTGAGCGCGTGCACCTGCTGACCGATAAGCACTGGGCAGCGATAGAGCAGCAACTGGTGCAAAGCGACCTGTTCCAGGCAGAGCAGGCCAAACCCGAACAACCCAAGGCCAAGCCGACCAAACAGGCTGCGCCAGTAGACGATGGTGACGACTGGATATGAGCGAAGCAACTGAAATGCGGGCGCTGTACCTGCAGGCAGAAAAAGACGTGCTCAAGGGCAAAACCGTCAGTGTTAATGGCCGCAGCCTGACACGCGAAAACCTCTCTGAAATTCGTGAAGGCTTTCGTTATTGGGATCAGAAAGTGCAAGCAGAAAACGCTCGCACCGGTGGCGGCTCATCACTTTATAGTGTGGCGGACTGGTCATAATGCACCCAGTAGACAGAATCATTGCTTTCTTTTCGCCGGACGCCGCATTCACGCGCATGCGTACCCGAAAGGCCATGGCAGCCTATGAAGCGGCTGATCCATCTCGCCTGCGTAAAGACCGTCCGGATAACCGCAGCGGTGATGCCCTAACAGCCAAGGCCGGTTCACGCATTCGCGGCTATGCCCGTGTGCAGGAACAAAACTACGACCTGGCAGAAAGCGTGCTCGCCACATTGGTTGATCACGTTATCGGCCCAGACGGCGTTCACCTCGAACCGACACCCCGAAACAAAGACGGCAAAATCAACAAAGACTTTGCCAAGCAGATCACCAAGCTGCGTAACGACTGGAACCGCAAGCCCGAAGTCACCGGCGAACTGAGCAATGCAGAAGTCGAGCGTCTCTCGTTTCGCACCGTCTGCCGTGATGGTGAATACCTGATCCAGCATGTTGAAGGCCTCCGCAGTGACCTCGACCACGGCACCAAAGTGCCATACTCCATCGAGCTCATTGAGGCCGACCTGCTGCCATTTGAGAAAGACGGCAAAAACGGAGACAACCGCATCACTCAAGGTGTTGAGCGAAACACATGGGGCAAGCCGCTGGCCTATCACCTGTATAAAGACCACCCCGGTGATATCAACTACATTGGTCTCGGCCTGCAAACCAAGCGCGTCAGCGCAGACAAGATCCAGCACGTCAAAATCACCAAGCGCTTCAAGCAAGCGCGGGGCGTGTCGATTTTTGCCCCGATGCTGCGTCGCATTGAAGACCTCAAAGATTATGAAGAATCAGAACGCGTCGCCGCTCGCATTGCAGCTGCCATGTGTGCCTACATCAAAAAGGGCACGCCTGACGATTACAACACACCAGAATCCGGCGAAACAGATCGCAGCTTCAAAGTGAAGCCGGGCATGATATTCGACCGCCTGCAGCCGGGTGAAGACATCGGCATGGTGGATAGCAACCGCCCATCGTCACTGCTTGAAGGTTTCCGTGACTCGATGGTTCGCACCATTGCGGGTGCGTCACGCGGCACATTCTCAAGCATTGCGCGCAAATATGAAGGCACCTACTCAAGCCAGCGTCAGGAACTGGTCGAAGGCTATACCAGTTACAAGGCACTGACCAAGTTCTTTGCCATGCGCCACACCTATCCGGTGTATATGCGCTTTCTCAACATGGCGATCCTCTCGGGCCTGTTACGCGTGCCAGCAGACTTAGATATGGACACGCTCTATGACGCGGAATGTCGCGGCCCTGCCATGCCATGGATTGACCCAGAGAAAGAAGAGAAAGCCCTCGACCGCGGCGAACGGGCAGGGCGTCGCTCAACGCAACAGTCCATTCGTGAACGTGGCGGCAGTCCCGATCAGGTCATGGATGAAATCCAAGCCTGGCGCGAAGAGGCTGACAGCCGCTCGCTGGTGTTCACCACCGATCCGAAGTACGACAAGAACGTGCCGGATCTAATTTTTGAGGAAGTGGGCAGTGAATAAGCAAAAGTCAGTAGCCTTGCTAAAGGCCACCCTGGAAGGGTTTGTACCTTATTTTTCGCAGGCACGATTCATCATTGAAAGCATGCCTAAGTCATATATTCGGACAGCATCTGTAGTGGCAACGACATTTGGCGTTGCTGCTTGGTTTTACTTCTGAGGCTATGGGCGAGCAATGATTCTTTCAATATTTACCTTCGCATATCTGGTGCTGGTCATCTTCTGGGGCGTCATTAAATGTCTGGAGCAGACATTTTTGAGCGCAGATGCGTATTACACGCATCTGTACCCCGACGCTCCAAACGCGAATAAACCAACATTTAAACAAACTTAAAACCCGCTCCGCCGGGTTTTTTATTGGGAGGCGCTATGCCAAAACAAAACCGCTACCAGGTCCAGGCACTGGCTGATGGTCAGGCCACTATCTATATCTATGGCGATATTGGCTATGACTTCTGGGCTGAGGAAAGTAATGACGCCAAGTCGTTCATCGACAAGCTGAACAACATTCAGGCGGATGAAATCACGGTCCGGATCAACAGTGTCGGAGGTAGCGCTGCTGATGCCATGGCAATCTTCAACGCGCTGCGCCGCAACCCGGCTAACATTATCACCGCCAATGATGGCGTCGCGATGTCTGCCGCATCACTGATCTTCATGGCCGGTGACGTCCGGCAAGCTGCCGCGAACTCAATGACCATGATTCATGCGCCCTTGATCGGAACATTGGGGAACGCAGAAGAACATCGTCAGCGCGCAGACATGCTCGATAAGTATGCCGACGCCATGATTTCATCCTATGCCCGCTCGGGCATGGACGAAGCCGAAGTCGAGTCACTGTTGAAAGACGGTGTCGACCACTTTTACACAGCAGACGAAGCACTCTCGGCAGGCTTTGCCACCGAAGTCACCGACGCTGTGGAAATCGCCGCATCCGGTTTGACACTGGATCGGTTCCAACCTCCAGCGGCGTGGGTCGCTGCTAACCATCTCAATCGTGAGGAAACTACCATGCCTAAACAGCACGAAAACACGGCGACCACCAATCAAGCGGCCGCTGAACCTGTAACTGAACCTGTGCAAGCTGCAGCGCAGCCTGCAGCAGAGCCTGCTGCACAAACAGCTGAACAAGTTCTGGCTGCCGAACAAACTCGCCGCACCGATGTGCGTGCCGTGTTTGCTCCGTTCAAAGAACGCGAAGGTGTTCAAGCGCTGCTCGATAACGCGCTGGACAATCCGAAAGTCACTGTTGATGCAGCACAAAAATCACTGCTGACTCACCTCGGCAACACCAGCGAATCACTCGCCGGTGACCCACGCATTGAAGTGGGTGCGACTGAAGGTGATAAATATGTGCAAGCAGCAGCTGATGCCATTCTGGCGCGCACTGGCCACGGCAACCGCGACCGCAGCAATCCATTCACTGGCTCCAGCATGATGGATATAGCTCGCGCTTCATTGGACATCGCCGGTGTGAATCATCGCGGCATGGATAAGCGTGAAGTGGTCGGTGCTGCATTCACTCACTCAACCAGCGATTTCCCAATCCTGCTTGAAAATGTCATGCACAAATCACTGCTGGCAGCATACGCAGCGGCACCTGATACATGGACGCTCTTCTGCCGTGTCGGCAACCTGAGCGACTTCCGTGCTCATGGTCGCTATCGTGTTGGCTCATTCGGCAATCTGGATGGCAAAACCGAAAACAACGAGTTCAAACACAAAACCATCTCTGATGCGGTGAAAGAAACCAACACCCTGACCACCAAGGGCAACCTGATCGGCATCAGCCGCGAGATGATCATCAATGATGATCTGGGTGGTTTCATGGATTTGGTGAACTCAATGGGCCGCGCTGCCAAGCGTACTGTTGAAGCAGACGTGTATGCCTTGCTGGCAGCAAACCCTGCGATGTCAGACACTAATGCGCTGTTCCATGCATCGCACGGTAACTTGGCAGGTTCTGGCGCGGCTGTATCAGCGACCACACTGTCTGCTGCCCGCAACGCCATGCAGAGCCAAACGGACATCAGCGGTAATGATTACCTCGATATTCAGCCTGCCATCTTTGTGGGTGGCTTGGCAGCTCGCGATGCCGCTGCTGCTGTGAATGCGATGGAGTTTGATGACGAGTCAAACAAAAATCAACGCAAACCGAACATCACTCGCGGCATGTTCCGTGAAGTGGTGGGCAGCCCTCGTATCAGCGGTAATGAGTGGTATGTCTTCGCTGACCCAATGGACGCCCCAGTGATTGAAGTTGGCTTCCTCGATGGCAACCAAGACCCGTATCTGGAAATGAAAGAAGGCTTCACACAGGACGGTGTTCTGTACAAAGTGCGCCTTGACTACGGTGTCGCTGCTATCGGTTACGAAGGCGGCTACAAAAACCCAGGCGCTTAATCACTAACCTGAACTGAAATAAGGCCGCGTTTGCGGCCTTTCTTTTTTTCGAGCTAAGAGGAAACTTCGATGGCTACTAATTATGTTCAAGATGGATCAGTGCTGAACTATACCAACGGCACTGGCTCCGACATCAGCTCAGGCGACGTAGTTGTTCTGGGCGAAACTGGCGACGCTGTGATCGGTGTGGCACTGGTTGATATTGCTGATACGGAATCAGGTGCGGTTGCACTTGAAGGCGTATTCACGCTGGCCAAAGTGTCAGCGGCTGTGTTCAAGCAAGGCGAGTCCCTGATTTGGGATTCATCAGCCTCAGCCTTTGATGACAATCAGGCAACCCCGGCTTCGGGTGACGTGTCTGGTTCGGTTGTCGCTGCTGCTGACGGTGCCAATACAGAGACCACCTGTACCGTTCGCCTGACCGGTCGCGCTGGCACATTGACAGCGTAACCCTGACAGCAATCCAC